ATTGTAGCGCCTGCCCTACTCCGCTCGCAGCATAGACCACGCGCGCGCCCGAGCCCGTAGTCGCAAACTCCTGGAAGCGCCACCGCACCACGTTTGAATAAGTCGGGTCAGGCGTAGTGTCGTCACTGTAGTTGAATTCCTGGAACTTGTTTGTGCCAGCGTCGAGCTTTACGAGGCGCGTATCTGTTCCGGCAAAGATGTTTGTAACCAGCGAGCCGGACTGGACCTGCACGGTCGAGAGGATGCCGCGAATGCGGGGCATGTTGATTTCAGACGCAGCAGCGCCACCCGAAACCGCGCCGAGCCGCAGTTTGTTTTCGGAAATCGCGTTGGCGGATTTGACCGACTTGAAACCGCGCACAGCCGGAAAAGCATTCTCCAGCGACAGGACGCCGGGATGCCCGAGGCTGGGATGATCAGGGAGCCAGTCGCCAAAGTCGATCATGCGATTTTCGTCCAGGTTGCGTCGCCACGATCCTGCACGACGAAGGCGGTGCCCACGCTGCGAGAGTGCGCAGCAAACGTGCTGTCGGGCGTGCGAGGTGCGGGCGAGAAAGACGGCCCCTCGAATTCAAGTTCCATCGCGTCGTTAATGCCGTCGAGGCCAACCTCGGCGATCACTTGCCGGTTCAGGATGTCGGGGAACTGGTCGAGCGGGGTGTCGGGGTAGCTATCAAGCGCGACCGTCTGTTCAATATTCGATGCCGTCATAGGCCCTCCGAACTTGCAGATCCGCCGTGCCGAAGCGCTGTCGGTTGCTGTCTTTTGTGATTTCAGCCAGAGCGCGCGTAAACAGAGCGTCGTGATACTGAGCGCGCTGCTCGTCTTGCAGGAAGCTAAAGGCCTGGTGCAGCGCGCCATGCAGGTAGGCGTCGCCGTGACGAGTAAGGATCGTGTTTGTCGGAGCGCTGTCGCTGAGAGCGGCGACGCCTTCGTTGTAGACGATTTCGAGGGTGACAGCCGAGGCAGGCAGGCCCAGCAATTCGAGATCGTTTGCCGTGATGCTGTAGAATTCGAGATTGCCGGTCGTGGTGTTGCGCTTGCGCTCGTCAAGCTGCGCTGGGCTCAAGTAGTGCAGCGAGCGGCGCGTCGTGCCGTCAATACTGGCGACCTCGCGGATGCTGCGCAGATCGGTCGGCAGGCTGACAAACTGCTGATTTGCAACCACGCTGGCGCGGGCAACTTTTTCGAGCAGGGCGATGTCAAGCTCGCGGCTCATACGCTGCTCGGTCAAAGTCAAAAACGTCTCGATCTGACTGCCCAGATCATCTCGGGCTAGGAAATCGGCTATGAACGCCTTTAACGTGCTGTAGTTCTGCATCAGACCCGGCCCTCAGTCGTGCGGAAAAATCTGTTATCCGGGTCATTCAACCACTTTGACCAGTCTTTCCAATTTTCCCGCGTGGGCTTGCCGAATTTCTGGCATAATTCGTGGTAAAGAATTTCGGGAATGTCGGCGACTTTGTGCCAGTGCTGTTGAGTGTTTCCGATCATTGAGCCCTTTTGGTAGGCGTTCCGCTCCACGCGATTGCGGTCAATAATCTTGTCGGCTTTTTGGATGCTATAGACGCCCTCAATGCCGCCCGCGTCGTTAATGTCGAGCAGGGTTTTCTTTTCGGCTGTCTGCGAAACGACTTTAGCGACCATAGCTAAACTGCCTTGTTATTAGTAAAAGAAGGGGGCCGAAGCGACCCCCTTCCCAAAGTCTTAGGTAGACAGGCTGTACAACGCAGCGTGGGCCTTTGGACCTCGTACTTCCATCGACCATTCACATACCGCGTAGCCCCTGACCCTATCGCCGTCACTGCTCAGCTCCTCAGTCGCAAAGTTACGACCTGGGAGGGTGACAAATTCGACATATTCAGGATCGATCAAGTATGCGCGATCGGATGGACAGTAGCGATCAACTACTGCTTCCACACCACCGAAGTCACTAAGGTAAACAGAGACCGCGCCGACGGAAGTTACTTCCTGTGGCGAAGTATAGTTAATCTGATTACTTACAGTGCCGGTTGCGCTTTCTGTTGCGTCAGAAAACTTTTTCTTTTGCGTCGGCGAAAGCAGGATCATGGATGGCTTGCCACCATCCTCGAAAGCAGCCTGCATTGCAGTGTCGATCTTAGCGACAGACAGAGCCTCGGCGGTTGCTGCTGCGAAAGCGTCGGCGATACCATCGGAGCCGCTGTCGGTTGCTGCGCCCGAAAGGGTCGAGCCGTCGCCGTTGTGCGTGCCGGAAGTGAAGTCTGCGGCGAGCACAGTGTTAGTGATCCAGCTAGACAGGGTGCCTGCCTTACGCGGATCGCTGAGCGACTTCACCTGGTCGTGCAGCATGGTCCATTCTACGTCTCGACGAATTTCGAGAGACTTTTGAACAGCTTGGTAGGCACTTTCCTGAGCCCGGCCAGCAGTCGAAACCGCGTCGAGGGTGTTGGAAACTGCGTATGCCTTGCGACTGATCTGCATGTGGTTCTGGAACCGATCGGTCGGCATTTCCGCGAAGGAAGTGATAGCACCGCCTTCGTTCTGTGCGTTTGCACCTGCCGCTGCCAATTCCTGGACTTGCCAGTCAAAAGAAATGGCGTTGCGAGTGCCTTTCTTCATTGCGCTGTGCAGTGGCGTCTCGGTTGGATCGACCTGGGTGATAATGTCAGCCAACTCCTCGCGCTGGCCGATTGCTTGAGCTGAGCCCGAGGCATACGCCTTGAATTCAGTAGTTACTTCCGTAGCCATTTCCTGGCCTCCTGATTACTGTCCGCGGCGAGCTAGCACGGCTGCAACCGCGTCGTTACGTTTGCCAGTCTTAGACAGTCGGGCGAAGGCGTCCTTTTGAGCGCGCTGCTTTTCCGAAGCCTGCGGGACCGGCGGCTTTTTCTTGATCAATTTCGGAGCTTTGCGGGCCTTGGTCTTGGCCTCACCCTGCTTTGCAACGGTCTGGTCGTACATCCACGCCTTCCTAAAAATCGGCAGGTAGCGAGCGTCGACGAGATCGTTATAAACCTCTTGGTCGGAGAAACCGGCGGCGCGAGCAGTTTCAACAATGCCGTTGCGTTCCCGGTTCAAAACCTCGGGGTCTCGCCATTCTGGCAGCAAGTCGAGAGCAAGGCGCTGGTTATGTTCGACCATCGCAGCGCGCGCGGCGTGCTGTTGATTAGCGACTTCAGCGAGGCGGGCAGTCCTGGCCTCCTGCATCTTTCTTAGCTCAAGCAGTGCTTTTGGATTTTCTTCGGCCAGCGCTGCTTCCTGCTCTGGTGTGAGCGAGGCGGCGGCTTGCAAGGCTTCAAGTTACTGCTGCATGGCCGCCGCCGTTTGGTGATAGGCCTGAAGCTGCTCTGCGGCTAAGCGCTGCTGCTCGGCGGCTAGTCGGGCCTGTTCCTTGGCTTCAACTAATTTACTGTCGGCAGCTTTGTCTTTCTGCGCTCTTGCGACAATATTGTCAAGAGTTTCTAACGATTTTTCCCCAAATACGTTAGTTTCAACCAGCCACTGACCATCCTCGCCGCGCTGCAAAAAGTCGGGCAGCTCGACATATTCCTCGCCAGGATCTTCGGCTATTTCTTCGGGTGTCTCAGTTTCAGCCTCAATTTCGTCGGCATCAACCGCCTCAACATCGCCCTCAAAGTCGCCCTCCGGCTCGACAGACGACGGCGCTTCGACCTGTTGCTCTGCCGTTTCAGCCTCGGGCTCCGGTGGCGGTGGGGTGTCTTCCGCTGCGGCACGAATTAGATCGACCGCCTGCGCGATCGAAAGGGGTTGCTCGGCCATTTATCCATTCCTTGATATAGAAGCGACGAAGTTTTCGGCAGTCCGGCGCAATGCTTGAACCGCACGATATTCAGCAACCGCCGAAGCGTGCTCGGTCGGGTCGTCTGAGGAGACAAAAGCGTTAAAGGCCCGGTCGCGCGCCGTAGTTTCGAGCACGGCAAAACCGGGGTGTTCGAGAACGGATTTCAAGTGCGCTGCCCGTTCCTGCGGCGTCATTTACTGACCTCGCGGCAAGTTAGA